CTCAAAGAGGCCAGCAAAAAAGAATTTGCCGTTGCAGCTTTAGCATTAATGGCCTGCGACATTCAGGAAGAAGAATAAGAGAAAGCAGATGGCTGACTTCCCCTTACTGTAGGTAATTTTACTAAATCATAGAGCCATCGACTTTAACATAAGCATTAGCTGAGCTATTTGGGATAACAACCTCAACTTGCTTGCCTGAGTCAGTTTTAATCTTAATAGTTACAGAGTTTGGCGGAGCTCCAGTGTCATCACCAGTGAAACGCGTAACTACCTCTTCTGAACTCAGGTTTTCATTAACTATCGGCATAAGATCGCCGTTAACCAAACCAGCATGAATCGAGAAGTTGCCCATTCGTGCTCACCTCATATAGAGAAATATAATGGCACTCACCGACAAACAAGAAATGTTCTGTCGCGAGTACCTCATCGATTTAAATGCCACACAAGCGGCTATTCGGGCGGGGTACAGCGAAAAGACTGCAAACCGCATCGCTGCCAAACTGCTGTCAAAAGTTGACATCCAGAACAGCATCGCGCAACTGAAAGCTCAACGCAATGAGCAGGTTAACATCGACGCGGCTTATGTTTTGAGACGTTTGGTAGAAATTGACCAAATGGATGTTCTCGATATTGTTCGAGATGATTTATCGCTTAAGCCTGTTAGCGAATGGCCTTCATCGTGGCGTCGATATATCTCAGGGTTCGACTTAGCCGAGATGTTTGAGAACACTGGCGAGGACGGCGGCAGAGAATTAGCTGGGATCATGAAGAAGATTAAGTGGCCAGATAAGGTTAAGAATCTGGAGCTACTTGGTAAGCATGTTTCCGTGATGGCTTTCAAAGAGCAGATTGATCAGAAGGTCACCGCTACTCACAACATCATGCCAGTCCCAACCTGCGACAGTGCGGAATCATGGGAGGCAATCGCACAGAAACAGCAAGGCGAGGTATTGGGCAAATGAGCTACAACGTAGTTTGGAAGCCGTTACCCGGATCGCAGTCACTGTCTCTGAGTTGCCCATGTGATGAGATTCTTTTCGAGGGTACTCGCGGCCCCGGTAAAACAGCCGCTCAGTTGGCGCGCTTTCGTCGCAAGGTCGGATTGGGGTACGGCACTTTTTGGCGTGGCATTATCTTTGACACTGAATACAAAAACCTCGCCGACATCATCACCCAGTCAAAGCGCATGTATCGTCTCTTTGGTGATGGTGCGCGATTCCTGAACTCAGCGTCAGAACTTCGTTGGGTATGGCCTACTGGCGAGGAGTTACTGTTTCGCTTTGGCAAAGAAGAGAACGATTATTGGGACTATCACGGTCAGGAATTCCCGTTTATTGGATTTAACGAGCTTACCAAACAACCAAATTCCGATTTCTACGAGTCGATGTTCTCATGCCGTCGATCCTCATTCAGACCACAGGATTACCCGCTTGAAAATGGCGAGCTCCTTCCAAGTATTCCCCTAGAGATATTCAACACGACAAATCCGTTCGGCATAGGCCATACATGGGTAAAGAAACGGTTCATTGAGCCAGCTCCGCGTGGGACTGTGCAGCGCGCAAAACAATTGGTGTTTAACCCTCAAACCAAGCAAGAGGAGGAGGTAACACTAACCAGGGTAGCGCTGCATGGTTCTTATAAAGAGAATCCGTATCTCGACCCCGTTTATATTGCTGGGCTGATGAACATCAAAGACCCGAACAAGCGTAAAGCTTGGGTTGAAGGTTCATGGGATGTGACGAGCGGTGGGCGATTTGACCACCTGTGGAATGAATCACTGCATGTCATCAAACCATTCAAGATACCGGATAGTTGGACTGTTGACCGATCACATGACTGGGGCGAATCCAAACCATTTTCCAATCTGTGGTGGGCTCAGTCTGATGGCACCGAAGCAACGCTTCCAAATGGCCGTAAGTTCTGCCCTCCATCTGGTTCATTGATACTGATAGGAGAATGGTATGGCTGCCCTCCTGATGAGCTCAATAAAGGGTTGAATATGTCTTCAACCAACGTTGCCAAGGGCATTGCTTGGATTGATAAGCGCCTGACTGGTGATGAGGTCGAAGAGCCGATAGAGACTAAAGGACAAGGCCAGATGCACATCATTCCGGGAATTTGTAAATCAGTTAAGGCTGGCCCCGCAGATGGTGCAATTTTCAATACTGGTGACAACGAATTGTCGATAGCGCAGAAGATGGAAAATCAGGGGGTGAAGTGGATTGCCGCAGACAAAAAGCCCGGCTCACGAATCAATGGCGCATCCATATTCGCTGACATGCTTGAATCTGTCATCGAGGCCAAAAAGTCAGAGTCAGGCATCCCCGAGAAACCAGCATTCTATGTATTCGACTGCTGCCGCGGCTGGATAAGCCGAGTACCAGTTCTTGTTCGTGATGGTAAGAATCCTGATGACGTAGATACGACTCAGGAAGACCATGACTGGGATGCTACACGTTACCGCGCATTACACATTCATTACAAACCAACTGGTAAAGTCACCAAACTACGGATGTAAATCATGCCTGATATCTCAACACCCAACCTAGATTACAACAACATGATCGAGGCGTGGGATATTAATGACGCCCTGATGGGTGGAACGTTATACATGCGTCAGTTAGGTGAGCAATACATGCCGCGCTGGCCAAACGAAGATGATGAGTCTTATAAAACGCGCCTATCTCAAGCAACACTTCTCCCTGTGTACGAAGAAACCATAAAGCAAAATGTGGGACGCGTATTTTCAGAGCCAACTAAGTTAAGCGAAACCACGCCAAGTGAAATCGTTAATCTCTGCAAAAATATTGATCTCGAAGGGAATCGATTGGATGTATGGGCTCAGGAGTGGTTTAGCCTTGCCCAACAATACGGCGTAGCCTATGCGCTGGTGGAATACCCAAGAGTGGATAACGAATCAGTAAAGACAGTAGCTGACGAAAAAGCACTTGGTGTTCGCCCTTACGTTGTCATGCTTAACCCTAGGCAGGTAATTGGTTGGAAATCAAAGACCGAGGGTGGCAAGGTTATCGTTACTGAATTAAGAATAAAAGAAACCGTAACGGAAGACGGTGACGACTTCGGGCAAAAAAAGATAGAGCAAATTCGCCACATATCAGAGGGACATGTTGCCATCTGGCGCAAATCAAAAGGCGAAGACGGTTCTGTTGCATGGGCGATACATGAAGAATGGGATGTATCCCGCAAAGGGATTGCATTTATCCAGCTCTACACAAAACGCATTGGATTTATGCGTGGAGTACCACCTCTATTAAATTTGGCATTACTAAACATCAAACACTGGCAAAGCCAGAGTGAGCAAGACAACATCTTGCACGTAGCAAGAGTTCCAATCCTAATGGTATTTGGTCTTGGAGAGAATCAAGAGCTAACCATTGGGTCATCCTGTGCTACTGAGTTTACCGATCGCTCTAAGCAGGGTATTGAGTACGCCGAGCATTCAGGAGCGGCTATCGGATCTGGAAAGGAATCATTAGCTACCTTGGAAATGCAAATGCGCATGGCCGGTGCAAAGATGTTAAGAACGGAAAACACATCAACCAAGGCGTTAGATCAGGTCAACGAAGAAAAAATGCAGGAGCAGTCTCCGCTATATACCATGGCAAACAGTCTAGAAGATGCTTTAGATAATATTCTTCAGATTATGGCTGAATACCTTGGTCTGTCGGAGGGTGGAAGCGTTGACGTTCGGACAGAGATCGAGACTGCTGAGCAGGGTTTAAATTCTCAAGCTGCTATAGCAATCCAATCTCTGAGGCAGGGTGGAGATATTAGACCTATCGATGCCGTTCGCGCATTGCAGTCGCTAAAAATTATCGATCCAGACGCCAAGCCGGAGTTAATTTTAGATGAACTAAACAACCCGGCACCAAACTTTGTGGGTGGTAATAACAATGGCAACGCTGAATGACAAATTAGGCGATGAAGTCATAGCGCACATGCTGTTTGTTAATCGCTATTCTGCTGGCGTTGCTAATAGAATGATTAAGCTCCTAAACCAAGGCGATGCTGAGCTTTCAGCCAAGCTTATGGTTGCCTTGGATGAGCTAGATCCCAATAGCTTCACGGTAAAGCGACTAGAAAGCATGCTGGTGGATGTGCGAGAAGTTAATCGGATAGCAACGCAGCGTATGTTTGATGGTCTGCAGGTGGATTTGAGGGATTTCTCACAGCATGAAGCCGGCTATCAGTTGGATTTATTCAATGCCGTACTGCCAGTTGAGGTATTAGAGAGATTCCCATTGGCGGGTATTTCTTTTGAACAGGTTTACGCCGCTGCAATGGCTAGACCTTTTCAGGGTAGGCTATTAAAGGATTGGGCTAAAAACCTTGAAGATGATCGTCTTAAACGAATTACTAATGCTGTGAGTCAAGGGTATCTTCAAGGCGAGACGGTGCAGGAAATCGTCAAAAGGGTAAGGGGGGCGAGAGCTAATAATTTTCTGGATAGCGCACTCAATGTTAGCAGGGCAAATGCCGCTAGCATTGTCAAAACAGCCATAAATCACACTGCATCAGTAGCAAGAAACAAATTCGCCGAGAAAAATAGCGACATTATCAAAGCTAAGCAGTGGAGCAGTACGCTCGACACCAAGACCTCTGCGCAATGCCGAATTCGCGATCGCTTGATGTATTCTCTCGAAAATAAGCCGCTAGGCCATAAAATCCCATATCTACAAGGACCTGGGCGCATTCACTGGAATTGCCGAAGTGGTGAGATATTTATTACCAAGTCATGGAAGGAGCTTGGGTTTAAGAAGGGCGAACTAAGCGGAGCTACTCGAGCCAGTATGGATGGGCAACTACCAGCGGAAACGTCTTATGGGGAATGGCTGCAGCGCCAGAGTGCGTACAGACAAACTCAGGTTCTTGGCCCCGTACGCTACCAGCTAATTAAGGATGGTGGTATGAGCTACGACTCTTTCTATTCTGATAAGGGTGAATGGCTCACGCTAGAACAGTTGCGAGAGTTAGATGCTAGGGCATTTGAAGAAGC